CTGTACCTATATGGGAACGATAATGCGTGGGCAGAAATCGGCGCACAGTTGGATGACAGCGAAGTAACCACAGCAAAGATTAATAACCTTGCCGTAACTGAAGCAAAACTAGCGGACAACTCTGTTACTAGCGCAAAAATTGTTGACGGAACTATTGTTAACGCAGATATCAACGCTTCTGCGGCGATAGCGCTATCAAAACTTGCTAGTGGCACAGCGGCTCAGGTGGTTGTCCATAACAGTTCTGGCGTTCCAACCGCAACGACCGTAACGGGAGATGTCACGATCTCTTCCTCTGGTGTGACTGCTATAAGTTCTGGTGTAATAGTTGACGCTGATGTTAATGCTTCCGCCGCTATTGCTTATTCAAAACTCAACCTCGCTGGTTCTATCACGAATAGTGACATTTCAACTACAGCCGCAATTTCTCTCACCAAGGTTGCTGACGTAACAATATCCACAAAAACAAGCACCCCATATGTGATAGCGTTAGGCGACAAAAACTCGTTGATTGAAATGAACCTCGCAGGAGCGAATGTGGTGAACGTCCCAACAAACGCATCTACACCTTTCCCGATAGGAACAGTAATTAATATTGTTCAATATGGTGCAGGAAAAACACAGGTAGTTGCTAGTACTCCGGGTACTACATCTGTTCGTGCTACACCGGGCAACTTCTTGCGGGATCGGTACGCAACCGCTGCGCTTATCAAGCGAGGCACAGACGAGTGGTATCTGATAGGTGACTTGAGCGAAACGTGATAAACCAATTCGGCAATATTGCTGGTGGCGGAAAATTTGTTACATCTCCAACTAGCGTTTCGGCGACAGCAAGTGGTGCTGTGGTCAATGTGACCTTCGTTGCGGCAACTTATGATGGTAAAGAAATAGCCACATATACGGTCACTTCAAGTCCGGGCAACATAACAGCCTCAGGTTCATCATCTCCGATAACCGTAAATGGTCTTACTGCCAATACTGCCTACACCTTCACTGTTACCACCGACAGCACTTATGGTGTCACGCAAACTTCTTCACCTTCAAACTCTGCTACCCCACCATATTTCCCACCGTACTTTCCACCGTTTTTTCCTCCTTTTTTCCCGCCGTTCTTCCCGCCGTTCTTCCCGCCGTTTTTTCCTCCCTTCTTCCCGCCCTTCTTCCCGCCGTTCTTCCCGCCCTATTTCCCACCATGTTTTGCCGGTTCATGCGGTTCATGTTCCCCGTCATCATCAAATGGAACGGGAGCGCTTATCGGGTGCCAAATGCCGGGCTGTCAGACGGGTTGCCGTTACTACACAACCACAACAACATGTGGTTGTACGGGGTGCACCAATGCCTGTGGTGTTCCTGGGTCGGTATCCTCTGGATGTTCAACATCCAATACTGGTTCGGTGTGTGTATAGCCAATAACCGTATATGCTATTGTGACTATTAACAGAGAAAAGGACACCACATGTCAGACGAAACCCCAACACCACCAGTATTCACGGCACCAGTAAACCATACACATTACGCTTTCGTCGTAGATGGTGATTTGGGCTGGCTTCACTCAATAGACAACAACCTTGAAGGTGCAAACGCTGTATTCAAGTCTGCCCCAACGATCGTTGAAATTTCAGAAGAACAGTTCCTCAATTTCCTAAACGGAGCGATCCCGCCGTACGGCAATTACAAGTGGGACGGCACGAACTGGTCGCTCGCCACAGAATAATGAGCGCATGGCAGGAATATAAAAAGAAAATGGGAACAACAACCCCATTAACCGCGCTCAACCCTGATAACTACAATTTTGACGAAACCGTATCCAACAAGCGATACGAGATATGTGAATCATGTCCTAGGTTTTTCAAACTGACCAAACAATGCAAAGAGTGTGGTTGCTTCATGGCTATAAAGACAAAACTCCGAGAGGCAGAGTGTCCTTTAGGCAAGTGGTAATTGGGGTAGTGTTTATACATGGCTTACCTCGGGCATGAACACATTTATACTTTTGATGATTTCATCACAGAGGAAGACGCCTCAGAATTAATCAGATTCCACGATGACGAGTTTCAGTGGGATAGCAGTATGTCTTGGGTTGCCCCATTGGAACAATTCAATGTTGGATCCGTTGTCCTCACAGGCGCATATGGGGAAGAGGTAAAAAGAAGGCAAAGCGAATGGAGCCCCACTTCAACGCACCCATTAAGCGCTGTTTATGGCGAAAAAATCATGAAGATAGCCTCACAGACATTTGGTAGAACTTTAGTTCACAGGCTTATCCCTTACTACAAGAAATTTCTAGTTGGTTCAGATCATGATCCACATGCTGACAGTGAAGCGATGGACAAAGGCGTTGTTGACTTCATGCCACGGTATAGTCCAAGCGAATTCAATACACCTGTCCTCATTGAGGTTGCCGCAAACCTCTATCTCAATGATGAATTTGAAGGTGGAGAACTTTATTTCCCCACTCGCGATTTGGTGATTAAACCAAAAGCAAGACAACTGATTCTTTTCCCCGGCGGGCACGAGTACATTCACGGAGTCAAAACAATAACTAGTGGAGATAGATGTGTTTTGTTCAGTCCGCTAACAAGCCCGCAACGCCTACTTCTACACATGCACGCCTACAACACATGGCAGGAACTAGAGAAGGTAAAAAATGAGCGACAATGATTTGTTTAACGGCACCACGCCCGAAATAGACAAGCCAACTATCAAAGAGATCATGGATACACCCATGGAAAGTTTGGGTGGAGGGGTCGTACGATTCCCCGGCGTAGTTAAAATTGACCGAGAAAAAGTAAGCAAATGGTGCGACGCCAATGCAAAAAAAGCCCACGAGCAAAGATGGACTTACCACAAAGACAACGATGGCGTCACCTATGCGACCAACGAAGATGGGAACAAATTTTCCCTTGAACAGATTGAAGAAGTTCCTGTTCGTCTTTTAAACCCAGTAGAACAAGACACAGATCCTGAAATGGTAGAAATTTTCAAGCATTGGGAAGACGAAATTTATAAATGCCTAATCAAATACATTGATGAATACCCAATGGTTCTTGGAACCTTGTGGTGGAGAAGCCGTGGTCACTTAATGCGATACGACGAAGGAGACTACCTAGGTATTCACAATGACAACGATTCAAACTTCCGCTCCACCAAAGGCAAGCGATATGTCCCAACTGGTCAGATGCAGATGCGTCAAGTTGTTGCAATCATGCTGTACCCAAATGACTGCGTTAATACAGAAGAAGAGTACGACGGAACGAACTATGTTGGCGGGAACTTATTCTTCCCATACTTGGGTATAGAAACCACACCAAAACAGGGAGATATTTTTATCTTCCCAACAAACTATATGGCTACCCATGGTGTGAAAACAGTTACCAAGGGGCACAGATACGGATATCTAGAGTTTTGGTCTCAAGGTAATTCCGACGAAAGTGTTTTGATTAGCGTTGCAGAGCCTGCTGATTGTGATGGTTGGTGCCGACCGCATTGGATTGACAGCCTGTACGACGACTACAACAAGTATTGTTTGTACTCAGAGTATTTAAATCCTGAGAAAGTTGATCGCGCAAACCCTGTTTATCAGAACCGAACCCTTGAAGGCAACGAGGGGCAAATGCAACCGTATTCTCATCACAGGGTTTTTGAAGATAACAAAGACAGAGGGAAAATAAATCCAGATGTTCTCATGCCCAACATTCAAGAAAGTTGAGTTCATTGATCTATTAGTGAATGCCTCGTATTATGGGCATCTTCTCAATGTTTATGGCGCTGTAGGTTTTAAGAAAATAAATGTTACTCCAGCACAACAGCAAGAACTATGTAGGCTTCTAGGTGATTTTGTTAATTGGATACCGAATTCCAAACATCCGACTCCAACAGTTGAACAGTACATCCAAACTTTTGAATTAGAACTCCAAAGTAAAAAGCCTAGACAAAAATTCTTGACAGAATTAAGCATGGACATAACAAGCCAGCCACCACCCGTCGGTTCAATCCTGAACAACACTGTTTTTCAGTGCAGTAAAAAATCGGGATCAACAGTCCTTATTGATATGAGAAAAGTGTTTAGCCTCCTCAGGGAAGAGTGGCAAGATTTTATTAGTAAAATTGCTTGGCTTGATTCGGAAACAGGGATTTCGCGTCTGATGGTTGAAAAACATAGGAGCACTAATCAAAAGATACTAATATTTTCTACAGAATTTGCATTAGAATTAGAACAAGATTCAAGGTATAGATTTTTCTCAGACGGTGAAGAAATTAATCAGGAACAGAAAAAAATATTAAAA